AGACCGTCAAATCCAAGTCCCGGAATATGAAGCACATCCTCACTCCGCAGTTTGATGTCACCCGTAACCTTAAAGTTCGGGTTTTCATCGCTCTGTCTGGAATAGGTGTACACCAGCCGCCCATGTTCATCCCTGTCCACATCCATCTGGTTTGGAAGAAGCGGATACAGTCCAAGCACCCTTCCTGCCCCATCACGGATGATCTGTGCGTAGGCATTCCCCCATATCAGAAGGTGGCTCATCAGCGTTTCCCGGAACACAAAGGATGTCATCTCCGGGTTAGGCTCATCGTGGAGGATGGTATATAACGGATGGTCATATACCAGTTCCTTGCCGCCGCCCTCCTTGTATTTGTAGATATGGAGGGGAAGCGAGGCAATCGCCTCTGCCAGTATCCTCACGCACGAATAAACTGCCGTGGTCTGCATTGCCGTCCTTTCATTGACGGGCTTTCCGCTTGTGCTTCTTCCAAACATGAAGGAATATCCGCTTCCCACCGTATCCTTGGGTTTGTCCCTCGCCTGTCCGAATCCAAATAAACTCTTTATTCCCATTGTGATATCCCTCACTTTCCTTTTCCATTTGTCTGTGACAAAATCAGCTCATATACATAGTCCGAAATGCATAAAATAAAAATTCCGCAAACAAATGCATTGATTTTTTCGTTTAAATTGCATATAATATAAACACAGACAGATTGTCTGTGCAGCGGTTAGAGCGTCCAATTAAAATGCTCGTTTAAAAGCGGTTAGATTGTCCAATTAAAACAATCGATTAATAGCAGTGGGTGGAGCAATCCACCCACTTTTTTACATTCAGGAGGCTCTATGGATTGGTATGTTGTCGATAAAAAATACATAAAATACCTGACACAGTTTGATTCCCGTGTAGGGTATGTGGAATATGGGGAGCGTTTGAAACTCCATGTGGGAATTCTTCTCACGGTCGGAGATTTCCATTACTATGTCCCCATCTCTTCTGCCAAGCCCAAGCACCAGAAAATGTCCAACAGTCTGGATTTTCACAAACTACAGGATGAAACTTCCGGGTATCTCTATGCGGTATTGAATATCAATAACATGATTCCTGTTCCCGACAACTGCCTTACACAGTTAAAATACAATCAGGTGGCAAATTTCCGTTCTTTCAGCGATGAGAAGGAGAAAACAAACTATATTTACCTTCTCCAAAAGGAAAAAGCTCTGATTGACAATGTTCAGGACACAATTCAAGCCAAAGCCCTGAAATTATATCAGAAGTGTATTGCCAAACCGGATTCTTCCTTAGCCGCAAGATGCTGTGACTTTAAAATGCTGGAGGAAAAATGCAGTTCTTACTCCGGTACATAAACAGGTTATGGACTGTCATCAAAAGTTTTTCTGTTCACCCAGAGAAACTTTTTTTGTTAAAATACCAGAATCCCCCGGTCATCATACACGCTACCATCCGTTCCGATGTTTCGGATGGCACGGTCAAGTGCCATGACGGTTGCCACGGCTGCATCAATTTTCTCTGTACTCTTTTCCTTATCCATCTTGATGTTCCCCGCCGGGTCTTGACGAACATACACGTTGTCCATCATCCAACGAAGTACCTTATGCCCTCCGTGTGCGATTCGTTCTTCCAAAGTCAGCTTCATCAGTTCCTTGGTTGGGGGACTCATGTCTTTATAGCCCTGTCCGAAGGGAACAACAGTAAAGCCCATGCCCTCCAAGTCCTGCACCATCTGTGTCGCACCCCATCGGTCAAAGGCAATCTCCTTGATGTGGTACTTCGTGCCAAGTTCCTCGATGAAGTTTTCAATGAATCCATAATGAATGACATTTCCTTCCGTTGTCTGAAGGCATCCTTCCTTTTCCCACACATCGTATGGGACATGGTCCCGTCTTACACGGAGTTTCATGTTATCTTCCGGAATCCAGCAGTACGGGAGGATCATATATTTTTCATCATCTGTCCTCGGAGGGAACACCAGAACAAATGCCGTGATGTCGGATGTACTCGAAAGGTCAAGACCGCCATAGCAGTCCCTCCCGACAAGTTCCTCCTCGTTGACCGGAAAGGCACAGGCATCCCACTTGTCCATCTGCATCCACCTTGTGGACTGCTTTACCCACTGGTTTAAACGGAGCTGCCGGAAGATATTTTCCTCGGCGGCATTCTCCCTTGCACTGATATAGGCATTCTGTACTTTCTCGATGTCAATCGTGTAACCGAGGGACGGATTGGATTTGTACCAAGTTTCCTCGCTGGTCCAGTCATCCTCATCGGATGCCCCGTATATCACGGGATAAAAGGTCGGGTCAATCTTCCTGCCCTCGATGATGTCCACCGCCTTCTGATGCTGTTCAAAGCAGATGGAATTTCTGTCCGTCCCGGCTGTCGTGATGAGGAAATACAGAGGCTGTGTTCTGGCATCGCCGGAACCCTTGGTCATGACATCAAACAGTTCCCTGTTCGGCTGGGCATGAAGCTCATCAAAAATGACCGCATGGACATTCAGACCGTGCTTGGTGTATGCCTCTGCAGAAAGCACCTGATAAAAGCTGTTGGTCGGCTTATACACCAGACGCTTTACAGACATGACGGGCTTTATTCTTTTCTTGAGTGCCGGACACTGGTCTACCATGTCCACCGCCACATCAAAAACGATGGATGCCTGTTGGCGGTCGGATGCACAGCCGTACACCTCCGCACCCCACTCTCCGTCTCCACAGGTCATGTATAAGGCAACCGCAGCCGCCAGTTCCGACTTTCCATTCTTCTTTGGTATCTCCACATAGGCGGTATTGTACTGCCTGTAACCGTTTTCCTTTACCGTACCGAAGATGTCACGGATGATGGCATCCTGCCAAGGGAGAAGTTCAAAGGGGACTCCCCTCCACTTTCCCTTGGTGTGTTTCAGGCAGTTGATAAAGTTCGCTGCGTGATCCGCTTTTTCCTTATCGAACATTACTTACCACCGCCCTTCACGAGCAGTAGCTCCATCTCATCGCTTTCCTTGTCCTCCCCGTTGTCCGTAACGATACGGCTTCTTGCGGAAGGGGTAAGCCCGAACTGCTCACAAAATTTATTCATGATTTTAAGGTAGGTCTGTGCAATGGAAACCTGTGGCACCTGTTGCCAGTAACCACTCGGTGTCTTTACGATGGTCCCGTGCTGTGTGATGAACTCCTCGGCTTCCTTCCACCTTGCGTATGCCTGACAGTACCCGGCAAAGGCAGCCATGTCGATTTCCGTAAGGATGCCAAGCTGCTCCAACTGCTTGCTCATCCTTTTCCATTCCTTCTTCGCCTCGTCCTCAAGCCATGCCGGACAGCGCGGGGCTTTCTTTACAGGCTTCGGTTCTGCCGTGTTAAGGCTCCTCTTGCCCGGATTCCCCTCCAGCACCTTTATTGCCGTAGGCTTTGGTTTTCTTCCTCTCTGTGCCACTGTCCTCACCTCCAATCTATGGCATCAAAAAAGGACTCCCGAAGGAATCCTCTTTGTGTTCTATTATCCTCTTACAATATTCTAATTATATTCCTTCATAAGAATGCCGTATGCAACCATCGTTGCATCATTTTCTTCATCCGGCTCAACATCCCACCCTCTGTCATAATTTACGACTATCCTGCCTTCAATTTTTATCTGCAGCTTGGAAATTCTGCCTCCGTCAATGCCCCACTCACTTGGTTCATCAAAGTGTTTGCACCAATAATGTGCCACCGTAAATTTTCCTTCGCCTGTCGGTACTCCAATCGTTCCTTCTTTCCACATGGTTATGTTCCTCCTTTTCTTTTGGTAGGTACATATTCGCTCTAAAACACTATTATATCCAGTCAATTCCGCACCATAAATGTACCAAACATCCACTGCGCGGATTGTGTATTTTATAATTCATCATCCGTGCAGTAGGTCATCCCCATCTGCAGTTTCAGATAAATGTTTGTGTACCTGTCACGCTCACTTCCCTCCGAGCCGGCCATCGCCCGAAGGAAGAAGGACTCTGCCTCCTCCCTTGATTCCCATGTATCCTCCCTGCCGTAGCAGACCGTTTTAATCATTTCCATGTTCCCTCCTAAAATTCAAAACTGATTGTCAGCATCTGTCTTCCAAGGAAAAAG